ACTTTAATACACTTTTACAATTCTGTATAGAATTTTTTAATTCAATATTATAATTAATAATACTACTTTCAGTTCAAAAAAGACATATAGAGTGAGTTACCTGTGGTTACCTGTGGTTACGTCATAGAAGTAACCGTACTATTGTTGATTTACAATGGTTTTTGACTCAGGTTACGTGGTTACCTCTGTTTTGTCGAATTTGAAAAAACATAAATCACTTTCAGTTTAAAATATCTATAGGAAAACTCATTATTGACAATAATTCCTAAAAAGTTATATTTAAATAGGGCTAATGACGATTCCTCCTTTCTATAATACACGACCCCTTCTTCAAGGTCATTTTCATTGAGCATTAGCCCACAAAAATGATATAAAGTGTGTTATGAAAAAAAAGCCACAAAGCGAGAGTATCTACCCCATGGTCCTTGTTTCGTGGCACGACGCCAAAGATGGAGAGTCAGGTTGGCATGGTATAGACGACATCAAGAAAGAAAAGTTGGCGCTATGTCATTCAATGGGGTGGATGATATACAAGGATAAAGAAAAAACAATTATTATGGCAGATTACTCGGAGTTTGACGATCAAAAAGACGGCGGACGTCACATTATTATTCCGTCAGGCTGGGTGAAGTCCATAGCATTTTTAGATATACACAGAATGGAGAGAAACTAATGGCGGATAAAAACGATTATACAAGTATGTCGTGGTTTAAAAGAGCTATAGATAAAAGCACTCCGACAACAGAGGCAAATGAAACGATTAGAACTTCATCATTTGAACAAGACGGGAAGATATATCTAGTGCCGACCATGAGAATGATTGACGGTAAATTAACAAAGGTTGATGATCCTTTACAATATGCACTTGATAAAGGTGATTTTTTAACAGGATTTAAAAACGAACAAGAAGCAACAGAGTTTTCTAAAATGATAAGTGATGTTGTCGACATGAAAAGAAATGAAAATAAAAGGATAGAATAAAATGGATATGCAAAGACTATTAAAATCAGTACGTGACCATGAAGGTTACCGCAACAAAGTGTACCTCGACACATTGGGAAAGAGAACTGTGGGAGTGGGCCACCTCTGCGTCGAAGATTTTTGGGAAGATGATAAAGAATACGACGAACAATTTTTAATGGAAATATTAGAAAAAGATTTAGAGAACGCCATATCAGGAGCAGAAGAATTACTCGGTGAGTATACGGTCCATGATCAATGCAAAGAGATCTTAGTTGAGATGGTATTTCAGCTAGGAAAAACTGGCGTGAGTAAGTTCCGTAACATGTGGTCAGCGTTAAAAGAGAATACACCGCCAGATTATAAAACCGCCGCGGCCGAAATGCTCGATTCGCGTTGGGCCAAACAGACCCCAAATCGCGCGAAGAAAATGTCAGAGCTTATGGCAAGTCTTGCGTAATGGACGACGATTTACTTAAATGGGACGGCTTTGACGACGCTATCTTGGGCGTGGGTTCGCGTTGTGGCATGGACGACATACTAGTTTATAGTAAAAAGAAAATGACAGATATCTTGGTCAGTAGAGATGAGATGGATGTAGAAGAGGCGATAGAATACCTCGATTTTAACGTTTTAGGGGCCTATATAGGCAAAAGAACACCTATTATAGTAGAGGACTTCATTTAATGGAAGAAGAAGTCATACCAGAGGTCTGCCCTATTTGTGAGTTTGACTTGGAGGACTGCGATTGTTTCACATACTAATAATTATATTCTTACTACTTATCACGATTTTATTAGGTTTTTTATGTATTATGATCTATGCAATTGGCGATCAGTTGCATGACAGTAGAAAAGAAAAAGATTAATTTATTTATAATCTTTAAAATAGTCTGCAACAGTTTTAATTAACTTATCTCCTTCACCGTATTCTTCACCTAGTTTTTGTAAGTCGTCGCTCATTTTGTTAACATAAAAATTAAAATCTTTTTTTAAAGACCTAAATTTAGATTCATCTTTTCTCGCATTTTTGAAAGCTTCTAAATCACTTTTAACCCCTTTAAAACTTTCTTTATTAGCAATTTTTTCGCCATATTTATTTTCAATTTTATTTAAATTATTCTCTATGTTATCTATAGTTTTATCTACACCTATTAAGTAGTTTTCAAAAGATCCCTCTCCTTCATAAGGTCGATTAGTGTCTTTATCATAAATTTCTTGTATTTGATTAAGGTCTAATATTTTATTAGGCCTCAAGACATAAGGATCTGCTTTTTTTAAAATCTCTTCTAATTTTTCAATAGGAGTGTTCATGACACCTGACAAAGTTTGTCTTACATCCTCTCCTAAAGTTGTAAAATATCTAAATACATTTTCCATTACTTTACCGTCATAAGTATTAGCAAAAAGAGATATTCCCTTTGGTTTCTCTTTGCTTTTTCTTTCTTCCATTAAATCTAATACTTCACCTATTCCTGACGGCGGTATGTCGGGATCTTTGTCAGGTTCTTTGTCGGGGGTCTTATTACTCGTTGTTTCGGGAAACGGTATTATCTTACCGTCATTATCTTTCTTCATCAAATATTCAATAGCTTCAGGATTTTGAGAGCTCATATAAGTACTACCAGTTAAAAAAGGTAAAAGTCTCGGTATTCCTTGTAAAATAAGAGGGATTGCCATGTATTATTAATACCACCGTGGGTGATTGAAGTCTATCCTAAAAATAAAAGAGATTGATTTTTAATCTTCGCTTAGTATAAAATAGGAAGTTTACACTATATACAAGGAGATTATTATGAACATTGATGAAATGAAGAGCGTTATTGTCTACTTAACAGACAAAGTAACTAAATTAGAACAAGAGAATATTGCACTATCAAATAAAAAAATATGTGAATGTGAAGAAGAAGAAGAGGCATCAGTGCCTGTAGGGAACAACATTATTAGGTTATTTCCTTACACGGAGGCGTAAGCGAATACGGCGACGATTGCGTCTCTTTTTGGACCCTATCTTACGTCGCCCCTTATGCTTTTTCTTTTTTAGAACGGAGCTCATCTTTATCCTGATCTGACTGTTGGATCCTTGCTCTCCAATAATCTCTTTCTTTCTCTGTTAAATCTTCCCAGCGTGAGTGTTTAAACCCTGTCTTGTCAACTTTATATCTTAGGTTCTTTGCCCTTTTATCATACACAGTTGTTTCAGTCATGAAGTCCACTAATATTTTTTTCGTGCTTTTTCCATAAACGACGGCCCTCTTCTAGAGTTATTTCCCAATCAATGACATCAAACTCTTTTGTAGAACCGTCAGTATAATGAACTCGGACGCGATTAACCACGTCACCTGACTCTTGATTTTTTTCTTGAAATCTTACGACGCCACTAACTATTTTTTTTGTCATCCTTTACGTGCCCCTGAGGAGGCATATTTGTAAAGTAAATGGAACGCACATCTTTTATGGCGTGTTGTAGTTCGGCTTTCTCTCGTAATACTTTGTATAGTTCTTTGATATGTTCAGCGTGATCATGTTCTTTACTTGTAATGTACGCTGGTACGCTTGTTAATAAAACCTCTTTAGCTTCTAACTCTGATAGATCTCCTATCATTTTATTTAAAACTGATATATATAATGCTCTCTTTACGTTATCTTTATTCTGTTGTTCTTGCACTGTGGTCCTCTCCATTCTGTACGATTGGTTGATTACTTTCTTGTTCGTGTTCTTTGTCAATTAAATAATGTAAATAAGAACCCATAGACATATATTTCTTTTGTGCCATGGGCTTTGCCTTATTGTACACATCAATTTTTATAGCTACAGATTTATATTTAGTAACATCTGTCATTTCTTTCTCCTAAATATTATATCTTTTGTCATATAATAATAGGTATATATGGGAATTTATATGATAGTCAAGGATAATTTAAGTATCTTCTTTATATAAAACATCCTCTAAACTAGCGGCTTGAACACAATTAAACGACAGGGTGACATATCCTTCTAAGTCCATGAGGTCCTCTTGAACCCATTGATAATATTCATTACATTCTTCGTAGTTAGGGTGAGTAATTTCAGAGGCTACTCTTAAACATTTTTGATCTACGCCCATACCTACACACATCCAACCAATTAAAAAATATTTTAACATTTACTCCTTTTCGATATACTCGAATTCTACTTTCAACCTTATCTGTTCCTTGGTCCGTTGTCTAATAATCTTTGAGCCTGGTCGCCAACTTTTTGTCCTGCGTGATGTTGTCTTAACATCTATCAATCTAACTTCACCAGTTTCGTGGTGAACTAATACCATATCAATGGGGCCCGAACTAGATACGTTTTTAAATACCTCATAGCCCTGATCTAAGAATTTAATTATGGCTTTGTACTCGCTAATATCACCAATTACCCTTTTTTCATTTCTCCCCATGATGATCCTATGTCCATGTCTACTTTTAAAGGCACCTTTA